CTCGACCCTGCCAACCGCCACTACGCAGAAATCATGCGTCAGGTTGAGGCGGGTGAGCTAACGATTCAGGATGCGGATACGCCTTCAACTACCTCCACTGAAGAAGGTACATAGGTCTAGCCATGCAAGAAATAGAGTCCCGAATCAGTAAGGCTGAGTGGACTCTCGAACTGCACGAAAACGAACTTAATGAACTTAAAGACACATCCGATGAGATGCGTCAGTCATTGAGGGCAATCCAAGCAACTTTAAGTCAGATCAAGTGGGTCGCCATTGGCGTTGGTCTGTCTTACTTTGCACAGCAGTTCGGGCTGTCTGAATTTCTTAAAATACTCACATGATTGATCCAGTAACGGCTTTGGCGGCGGCTACAACCGCTTTCAAGGCCGTGCAATCCCTCGTCAACACTGGAAGAGAAATAGAAGATGTCGCAGGACAGCTTGGTAAATGGTTTACCGCAGTCTCAGACATCCGTGAAGCAGAAGCCCAGGCAAAGAACCCTCCTTTGTTTAAGAAGCTTGTGTTCTCCCAAAGTGTTGAAGAAGAAGCTCTCAATGCTCTTATCGCTAAGAAGAAAGCTGAAGAACAAGAAACACAAATCAGAGAAATGATTATGTACCGCTACGGTATGAACGCTCTTAGAGAGATGTATGCCATGCGGAGACAGATCAAAGAAGCAAGAGAGAAGGCCGTATACCGGAGACAGCAACTACTAAAGAATATCCAAGATGGAATCATCATCACTCTGCTACTCGCAACGGGTATTGGGGCTATCTGGTTATTCATCTACCTCCTAACAACGAAAGGTAATACCTAATGATCCAACTTCTCACAATGGTGGGAGGTCTGGCTACAGAGTGGATGCAAGGTAAGCGTGAAGAGGCTCAAGCAAAGCAAGAAGCCAAAATCACCGCAATCAAGTCCGTAGAGAACTGGGACGCAATTCAAGCCAACAATGCTTCATCAAGTCTTAAAGATGAGTGGTTTGTATTCGTCCTGAGTATCCCGATGATCGGAGCCTTTATCCCAAGCCTAGTCCCCTACATCGAAGAGGGCTTCAGAGTCCTCGACACCATGCCTGAATATTACAAAGGCTTTCTAGCAGCTGCCATCGCCGCGAGCTTTGGTCTCAAGTCGCTAGCCAACTGGAAGAAATAAGGAACCTCATTAATTTTGACAATGCCGTAGAGTTAATTCTTAAGCACGAAGGTGGTTATGTAGACCACCCTGATGACCCAGGCGGGGAAACCAACTATGGAATCAGTAAACGTGCCTACCCTAACTTAGACATTGCAAACCTGAGTAAACACGATGCATCCCTGATCTACAAAGAAGACTACTGGGATCGAATCAGAGGTGACGATCTTCCGTACCCTCTAGCTATCTTAACCTTTGACGCTGCAGTCAACAGTGGAGTCCGTAGAGCCTCTAGATGGCTACAGTACGGAGTAGGAGCTAAACCTACAGACGGAATCATTGGTGACATTACTGTAGAGACTGCCAATACAGCTTACGGTAAAAACCCAGAACAAACCGTCATTCAAACTGCACACCAAAGACAGCAATTTATACGTTCTCTGTTGACCTACCAGACATTCGGTAAAGGGTGGGAGAGACGTATACAAGAAACCAAAGAGGAAGCAGATAAATGGATAACCGAGACATCCTAGATGCTCTTCACGGTGCAGTAGCTAATGACCTACTCAATCGTGTAAAGAGTGGTGAGGCTACAGCATCTGAGCTATCAGTGGCTGTCAAGTTCCTCAAGGACAACAACGCTAACCTCGATGTCATAACAGCAGAGTCTCCTTTAGCAAACCTATTGGAGTCTTTGCCGTTTGATGTCACAGAGCAGATCCAGTGACATGCGTGATTACAAGAAAGAGTACCGTGAATACCACGGCCAACCTGAGCAGCGTAAGCGCAGAGCAGGCAGGGTAAAAGCACGAAGACAAATGGAAAGTAAGTACGGAAAGAAGAAGTTAGCAGGCAAGGACGTAGATCATAGAGATAGAAATCCTAACAACAATGCCATGTCTAACTTACGTATCCAAAGTCAATCAAGTAACCGTGGACGTAATCAGTAATGACTCAAGTCCCTAATGAACTTAAGGACTTCCGTAACTTCTTGTGGGTTGTCTGGAAACACCTAAACCTTCCAGACCCCACTCCTATTCAGTACGACATTGCTGAATACCTTCAGTCTAGCCCCAGGCGGTGCATCATTGAGGCCTTCCGTGGTGTAGGTAAGTCCTACATCACCTGTGCCTTCGTGGTACACCAACTCCTGCTAGACCCAGACAAGAAGTTTATGGTGGTCTCTGCCTCTAAAGCACGAGCTGACGACTTCTCTACCTTCACACAGCGGCTCATCTTAGAGTTGCCTATGTGTCAACACCTGATAGCTAAAGGTGACCAGAGGTGGTCTAAGATAGCCTTTGACGTAGCTCCGGCTAAAGCTTCTGGCTCTCCTTCAGTTAAGTCTGTAGGTATCACAGGGCAGCTAACAGGTAGTCGTGCAGACGTAATCATTGCCGATGACGTTGAGATTCCCAACAACTCCATGACACAAACCATGCGAGAAAGACTTGGTGAAAGCGTGAAGGAATTTGACGCTGTTCTTAAGCCAGACGGTAAGATCGTCTACCTAGGTACACCTCAGACAGAGATGTCCCTCTACAACACCTTAACAGAGCGTGGGTATGAGCTAAGGGTCTGGCCTGCTAGATACCCTAGCCTAGAAGCTACAGAGAAGGCCTACAACGGACGTTTAGCTCCCTCCCTATACGAAGCTATTACACGCAAGGAGGAAGCTCCTACAGGCCTTCCTACAGACCCTCAGCGTTTTACTGAGGAAGATCTACTAGAACGAGAGCTATCTTACGGACGTTCAGGCTTCGCGCTGCAGTTCATGCTCGACACAAGCCTCTCAGACAGGGATAAGTACCCACTGAAGCTCTCTGATCTTATTGTTATGTCCTGTGATGACACAACAGCACCAGATAAGGTGGTCTATGGCATCTTTAACCCTCTAGATCAGCTACCTAACGTAGGTCTCTCTGGTGACAGGTACTACGCTCCTGCAGACACCGTAGGACGCTCAGAGTACTCAGGGTCAGTCCTAGCCATTGACCCCTCAGGTAGGGGTTCAGATGAGACTGGTTATGCCGTAGTCAAGGCACTGAATGGCTACCTGTACGTCACAGACGCAGGAGGCATCAAGGGTGGCTATGATGACGCTACACTGAAGAGCCTTGCGGTAATCGCTAAGTACAATAAGGTCAACATGGTGCTCATTGAGAGTAACTTTGGTGACGGGATGTTCACTGAGCTATTCAAGCCCTACCTCCAGAAGGTACACCCAGTGACCATCGAGGAAGTTAGGCACAGTAAGCAGAAGGAACAGAGGATCATTGATACCTTAGAGCCTGTGATGAACCAACATAAGCTCATCATAGACCCCAGGGTGATCCAGAAAGACTACGATAGCGTGCAAGACCTACCTCCTGAGAAGGCCATGAAGTACATGCTTGCCTATCAGATGACTCGTATTACGAGAGACAGAGGTGCTCTCAGTCATGACGATAGACTTGATGTGCTCGCAATGGCTGTTCAGTACTGGGTAGAGCAGATGGCAGCAGATGCAGACAAGGAAATTAACCTAAAAAGACAGGACTTGATGATGAAGGAATTAGATAAATTTATGTCTGATTTCAACACTCTAGGAAACTCAAGTAAATCAAGTACTTGGTTCTAAAGTCCGATCATTAGAGTTTGGGGAATTGAAGTATATATAGTATATGCTTCATTCCTTGTTCTTGTTCGGTTAGGTTTACTTAAGTTACTTAAGGGTACTTAGGTGTTTACTTAGTCTCGTCAGATTCTATGTGGATAACTTAGGTGACTTAGGTGTGCTTAACGCAGCAACAACAACCACATCCTAAAAATGACACAAAAATCTGAAGGGGTATATGCATAGGTGTGTCCTGGGTAATCCCCCATGTCGTCTCGATTATCCATCACGGATCGGAAAAGGAGGCACGGAGACACCATCAACACCACAGGATCACGCAGGAACCGCACCAGACCTAGGATCTCATCGGATTTAATATCTGCAGGCTGAAAAGGAGGGCAACCATTCGCTGATCGTGCTGTCCGGTTGTTCGCTGTTGATGTGTCAGTGTGTGTCTATCTATTTTTTTTTCATTTAGGTGTTGCGTTCTTAATACACTGCGGTTACATTGTGTACATAGGCTCCACTCAAGGAGTCATTACACAGAGGGAATAACCATGAAGAACTTGATTAACCAATACCTACCTGTCGCAATCATCACGGCACTCATGCTGTCCGCATTGACGTTCCTTGGTGGTCTGTTGGGCTTTCTCCTTACAGAGGACGCTCTATATATAGGTGTCGTAATCACAGGAATGAACGCTGTGTTCTTCTCTGTAGTTTTCGGCATGGCTTCATTGTTTCTTTTAGATTAATAACTACACAGAGGGAGATACTCCAATGAATCAATATATTGAAAACCCATTGTTTGAAGCAGTATGCACACAGTTATCATGCGATGACGCTTTAGAGTTTCTGACAACCTGTCGGGATATTTGCAGAGGTGGAGCAGACGGAGGTTTCTCCGGTTTCATCTACTACCACGAGACGCGGACATTCGCCCGTGAAAATATGGATCTCATCATTGACGCTCTGACAGAAGAGGCGAACGAGTTTGATGTACCAGTGTCGACTCATGTTGCTGAGTTCAAATGCATAGACGTTCAACTCGTCACAGGATGCAAACCGCACGAATTTGAAGCGCAGTTCTGGCGCGTAGTGCATGACAAGCAGAGAACAGAAGACGCGGAGACAACCATTCTCAATGCACTCTCTTGGTGGGCTTTGGAGCATGTCGCATTCCGCGTTGAATGCATGGCTGAGTATGAAGAAGAAGAAGCACGGA